AATTCACGGAACTTTTCGCGTGATGCACGAGAAGTTCTGCATCGTCAGCGACTTCCCAGAAACACTTGAAGTAGATGACCAGAATCGCCCGCATTGCGAGGATGGACCCTCGCACCGTTGGCGCGACGGCTGGTCGCTCTACTTTTGGCACGGCGTCCAAGTGCCGCAGGAGTGGATTGAGGATAAGGCCAGCCTGACGGCCCGCGTGGCCCTGACGTGGGAAAACGTCGAGCAGCGCCGTGCGGCGTGCGAGATCGTCGGGTGGGCACGAATCATTGACGAGTTGGGTGGACGTGTGATTGATGCAGACGCGGACCCGGAAATCGGCACGCTCATCTCCGTCACGCTACCGGGAGATGACGATCAACCCGAAGTCCCGGCTCGCTTCATCCGCGTAAAATGCGGGACCGGGCGTGACTTCGCCATCTGTGTGCCCGAGACTGTCAGCACCGCAATCGAAGCCCAATCATGGATGCTTGGACTTCCAACAAACACTTTCCTAAAACCAGAAATCCGCACTTGAAAGGAGACGACAATGAAAACCTTCAACCGCATCGCAGCGCAGGGTGAGATTACACTGATCCGTGTTGGCGATCTGACCGGCGACACCCCGAAAGGCTACTCGCCTCTGGAGACCGAGAACGGCAAACTCGTCATTGGACATTCCGAGACGGGCCACCATCACGTCATGGAGCCATCTACGGCCAAGGCGTATGTCGCGGACACGGCGCCCGAGGGAATGCGAATCCTGCGCCTCATCGTTGAGAAACCGACCGTTCTGGAACACCTGCGCGGGCACGACACGCACGAGCCGTTGATGGTGCAACCTGGCGAATATGACGTGCGGATTGCGCGCGAGTACGACCCTTACGCAGAACTGGCCCGCCGCGTCGCAGACTGATGTTCTGGTGTCCAGCCCCGCGTGGGCTGGCATCCAGAATAGCAGCAAGGAGACAGGAACATGACAGCACTTCCCGCAACGTATGACAAGTGGCGCCTCTCTGGCCCGGATGATGACACGTTCGAGATCGGCACCGAGGAAGGCGACACCTGCAACCGTATCCCCGACGAAGATGAGGACGCCCCGCGCAACTGGCGTCCGCGCCCCTGCGGCGGGCTTATGATGATGACGCGCGATGGCGACATCGTGTGCGAGTCGTGTGGGTGCGGCGCATGAAGGTGCCGCGCATCATCACCACATTCGAGCATCCGCCCATCCCTTGCACGCCTTTCTGGCGCGCATGGGCAGATGACTTGGGCGCGGACGACAGCCCCTACGGACAGGGTGCGACCGCGCAAGAAGCCGTTGACGATCTGATGGCGCAGTTGGAGGATTTTACATGACCGACCACATCGTCATCGGCATCCTACTGCTCTTTGCCACGGCGCAAGCCTCCTTCTGGTTCGCGCATCGCGGGGACAACCTTAGCTTCTTCCTCGCGCTTTTCTTCCTCTACGCCACGGGCAGCTTTACCATCATCGCGGTCCTCTCTGCGGCGTTGGCACCATGATCGCGGAATCGCTCCTGTGCCTCGCCCTGAACCTCTACCACGAGGCGCGCGGCGAAGGCCCAGATGGTATGATGGCCGTGGCTCAGGTCACGCTAAACCGTGTCCACCACCCGGACTGGCCTGACACGATCTGCGAGGTGGTCTATCAGACTTCGCAGTTCTCGTGGACGAATGGAAAGACAGAACACCCCGGCGACAGCGAGGAGTGGACCTTTGCCAAGGCCGTGACAACCGACGTGTTGATTGGCGATGCACACTCCGTTCTGGATCATCGCGCGCTATTCTTCCACGCCACCAGCGTCCAGCCAGCGTGGGCCGACGATATGCTGCTCATCGGCCAGATCGGGGACCACAAGTTCTATGGCTACCCCGAACCCAAACCGCGCCCGGACGACGTAAGCCCCCGCCCGCGCCCCCGACCGGAGACCTTACCTTGACCGAACCACTGCCCGAGTTCCTGCGACTCGTGCTGGACGCCATCGGTGTCCGCACACCACCGCCCACCAAGGAAGCACCGCAAGAAGTGCGGAGATACGAGGGGCGTTTCTACGCAACAGACGAGGAGGTGCCTTTCTGATGGAACATGTTTACACCGAAGATGACATCGCGCAGGCGGAACAGTATCCGAATCTGGGCGCAGAGTATTTTGCCGCGCGCCGGTTTATGGAGCGGTTCACGAAGGGCTGGGAGGACGATCACCTCAAGCCGCTGGCCGATACTGTCGCCAAGGAGGTATGCGACCGCATCAAAGAGAAAGTGTGGGATGACTTCCGCGACTATCTGCTGATTGACACGGAATACAACGCGCAGGGCGTCATCCGCGAGATGGTTCACGGCTCGGTTCAGGCGCTTCTGTCGGGCGAGAAGTGGGCGATGGAGCGGTATCCGCTGGCGAACGACTACACCGCCCAAGGGGTCCGCAAGGCCATCGCGGAACACATTGGCGACGAGATCGCCCAGCGGCGGATTGCCGAACTCGAAGCTGAGGTGAAGCGGTTGGAGGAACGTCTGGCCTATCGGTCGGGGGCGTTCTGATGGGTGACTGGGCAGACTACTACATCGACCGCATGATCGACGAAGGCACGAATGTCGAGCGTATGTTCAAAGGCCCGCGCAAGAAGGTCCGTGGCCCGGCCTGCCCGAAGTGCGGCAGGAACCCGAAGCAGACGCATACCAACTTCGGTTGGCGGCGCGACTGCTGCGGCCTGTGGGGTTGGGGCAAGGGCGCGCCGCTCGTCGATGCCGAGACGCACCAAGCCCGCGCCTACGCGCACAAGGTCTTCGACAGCTTGTGGCAGAGCGGCCTTGTAGGGCGCAGCAAAGCCTACGCACTACTGGCACGGGAACTGGGTATTAGCCCGTCCGAGTGCCACATGAAGCTGATGGACAAGCCAACCGCATGGCGTGTCCCGAAAGCCGCGTACGAGATCGGAAAACGCCTGAGAGGAATCGCGCCATGACTCTGCCTACTTTTACTGCCGCCCGGCGTAAGGCGAGTGACATCACGCACGTCGAGGTTAGGGTCTTTATAGACTACGACCCGCAGACAGGCGCGATGTATTGGAAGCCGCGCGAGTTGCAGCACTTTGCCGGAGACGCGCGAAGTGCAGATATAGCGCAACGGAAGTGGAACACACGGTTCGCCGGAAAACCTGCTTTAAACAGTCTAAGTAACGGCTATCTAACGGGACACTTAAACTATGTACAAGTTTACGCACATCGAATTGCGTGGATGCATTACTACGGCGCGGACGTGGATACGGGAATGTATCTAGATCACGCGAACGGCTGTAGGACCGATAACAGGATCGAAAATTTGCGTCTTGTGACCCCGCTTCAGAGCGCATTTAATCTACCGCCACGCGGCACATACAGCACGCATAAAGGGGTTAAGTTCGATGCGCGGCGGGGGCATTGGTATGCGCGTATCCGCGTTGACGGGGTAGACCGCAGCCTGGGCCGCTTTCCAGACGAGGAAACTGCCGCAGAAGCCTACCGGAAGGCGGCGGCAGAGCATCAGGGAGAGCACGCATACCACTTGAGTCGTAAGGAAATAGAAACATGACGGTAACACCGCAAAAGCACTCTAGTCTGGTTGGCGGTTCAACAGCGGCACGCAGAATCGCCTGTCCGCGCAGCTACACCCTAGAAAGTTTGGTTCCGCAAGAAGCAAGTTCCAGCATCTACGCGCAGGAAGGCACCGCCCTTCACGAACTTTTAGGCTACTGCTTGGAGCGTGATGTAGAACCGAGGACTCTTATACCCTACACATTCACCTCCGATAAAGACGGCGGATGGTCTTTTACCGTGGATATGGATTTGTGGGAAGATAAGGGTGAGCCTGCACTCAAGGCGTTCGATGTTTTTGTAGCCGAGCAGGAAGCCCGCATTGGTGACACAATGCAGATCGTGGTAGAAAACAGCGTGCACTTCCCCGGCATAGAAGGCGCTTTCGGCACCGCCGACATCATCGCGCGTTGCGGGAACGAGATTCTCGTTATGGACTGGAAGTTCGGACGGGGAATCGTCTCGGCTGAGGAAAATAAACAGCTTCTTTTCTACGCTACGGCAGCTTTGCACAGTAAAAGAGACTTCTTTGAGCATATGCACCTGACCGGCGAGACCCCGGTGACGATGGCGATCATCCAGCCGATGCGCCCCGGCGTGATCGACGTGTGGAAGATCGATCTGCTGCGCCTGCACCACTACGAGATCGAACTCTTGCAGGCCATCGAATACATCAAGCAGGACGGGATGGATGCCCCGATCCAAGCCGGGTCGTGGTGCCACTTCGCGCGCTGCAAGGCGGTCTGCCCGCTCCACATCAGCGCGGCGCGGAAACTATCTGACCGCTTTGCCGACCTGAAGGCCGCGACCCAAGCCACGAAACCGCCACCGAACGATCTGCCCGAGCGGCTGGCAGACATGCTCGACCTCGTGGATATGGTCGAGGACTGGTGCAAGGAGGTCAGGGAACAGGCGCACAAGCAGGCAGAGCGCGGCGTGGCGATCCCCGGCTGGGTGCTGGAGGCGGGCCGCAAGGGACCGCGCAAGTGGGCCATTGAGGAGGATCAGGTGCTGGAGGTCTTCACCGGCCCGGAATACGGCATTGACCCAGACGCCATCGCCCCAAGAAAAGTGTTGACACTGCCTCAAGTAGAGAAGATTCTCAAGCGCGACGGCAAGGTGATTCCCGACGGTTTCTCCACGCAATCCGAACCTACGACGACCCGCCTCGTGCGCGCCGAGAACGCAACCGAGGTCGTGGAACCGTCCGCAACAAAAGCGGCGGCGCTGGCTGAGAAGTTGATGCGCCTCTGATGAACCCCGTCACCTTGGGTTAGTGGTGAGGCACGCGGGCGCTGCCCGTTTTGAAACTGGAACAGGAACTTGAAGATGATTTATATGTTCAGATTGGTAGG